ATCACTAAAGCTGACAAAGCCGAGAGGTTCTTGGGTAAGACCGCCATGCTAGGCTTGCAATACGGTGCAGGAGGGCCGAGGTTTCAGGACATGGTAAGGCAAGCAGCAAACACTATTTCTGGCGTAGAGCCAATTACATTAGACCGTGCCTATGAGATTGTAAACTTATATAGGGAAATACACCCTGAAGTTGTAGCACTTTGGAGACACTGTGAGAAAGTTATAATTCCTGACATAGCTAATGGGTGTGGACTAACTGCGGTAGATGTTAATGGGTGGTTTATCACTCAGTGGGATGGCTTTGGCAGGCCCGGTGAACCCGGAGTTGTGTATCACGATCTAAAGTATGACGGAGAGGAATGGACTTACCAAATGGGAAGGCAACGTGTTAAGATATATGGAGCAAAGGTAGTAGAGAATCTGTGCCAACACGCGGCAATGAAAATTGTTATGTGGCAAACGGCTAGGATTAATCAGCGTTATCCCGTACGTTTATCCGTACATGACGAAGCTGTCTGCGTACCACTCTCCTCAGAGATTACTGAAGCCAAATTATATATGGAGGAGTGCTTAGATATGACACCTAAATGGTGTCGTGGGCACATACCTGTTGCCTGCGAAGTTGAAGTTGGTTCTTCGTATGGTGACGCTAAGTGAGGAATTACTATGTCAGATGTTGCATTATCTTACAGTAGGTTATCTACTTTTGAGCAGTGCCAAGCTAAGTTTGATTACTTATATGTAACTAAGTCAGTTAAAGATAAGGGAAACGAGGTAAGTGAGTACGGCAGTAGGGTACATGAAGTACTTGAGCTGTATGGTACAGGTGAGCTAGACCTAGATAATTTAGGTTTGGAAGGTAAACAGACCCTTGAAAAATGGGGCGGCATAGTAGACATGATTAACAGGAAGAAGGGGGATAAGTACTATGAGTTCAAGATGGCGATTGATGTGGGGCGGGTTCCTACTGGGTGGTATGATTCTGATGTGTATTTCCGTAGTATTGCCGATGTCCTTGTTGTGGATGGTGCTACGGCTTACTGCCTTGACTACAAGACTGGTAAAGTTAAAGATAATCCAACCCAGTTACAACTGTTTGCAGCAATGGTATTCGCGCATTTCCCAGAGGTGCAGAAAGTTAAAACAACATTTATCTGGCTAAAGTTTAAGAAAGTAGATAACACCATATATAAAAGGGATCACTTAGAGGCATTATGGAATGGCCTTCAGCCTAGATTAGATATGGTTAAAGAAGTAGTAGAACTTGGGTTTTTTAAAACCAAACCGTCAGGCTTATGTCCTTGGTGTCCTGCACAAGATATTTGCCCAGATGCTAATTTACGGGGTCGTAGAAGATGAAGAATGAGAAAGATGTTAAGAAAGCTGTTAAGAAAATACTGGATGAATATAAAGGGGCAGGTATGTGGTACTTCATGCCACCTGCTAATGGGTACGGTAGGTCAGGCATACCAGATTTTATAGGATGTTATAAAGGTAACATGTTTGGCATAGAGACTAAGTTCGGTACGAACACTCCTACGGCTAACCAGATACGGGAGATAGAACAGATAATACAAGCAAAAGCGCAATGCTGGATTGTAAGGGATATAAACATTACTCCGTGGTCAGATGAGTTTAGAGGGTGGGCTGCTTTGTGCTAGTGCTACCTGACAAGAAACGCATTGTAATAAAAAGTTCACACAACGAAGCAGTAGCCCAGATAATACCGCACGCAAAAAGATTTACTCATAATGGCGAAGATCACATAGCCATACCATACGGCGTAGAAGAGTCTATCGTGTTGCGTAACATGGGGTTTAGCGTACCAGAACCGATCAAGCAGTATTACGATTGGCCTGCACGTTTCACCCCTATGGATCACCAGAAGGATACTGCCGCGTTCTTAACTACGCACAAGAAAGCGTTGTGCTTGAATGCTCCGGGAACTGGTAAATCTATTAGTGCTTTGTGGGCTGCGGATTTTTTACTGACTGAGGGTATATGTACTAAGATTCTGATCATAGCACCGCTATCTACGTTGAAGGTAGTGTGGGGGGCTGAGATAAAAGCACACTTACCACATAGGCAGTTCTCAATAATAACAGGAACAAAGAAGAAGCGTACAGATTTGCTAGAGACTCCGGGATTACAGTACGCCATCATTAACCACGATGGCTTTACTAACATGCAGGAACACCTAAACGATTTTGATGTTGTTATTTACGACGAAGCTACGGCACTTAAATCGCCTGCCTCCCAGAGATATAAAGCGTTCTCTAAGTGGATGACAAAGAATCAGCCGTGGTTGTGGATGTTAACTGGTACACCTATATCACAGACTCCGGCAGATGCTTGGACTCTTGCTAGGTTAGTTGACTCCCCCAACGTGGCTAGGAGTTTTACCGCCTTTAAAGACACAGTGATGAAGAAAGTAACACAGTTTAAGTGGATACCTCGTGAGGACGCGCTAGAGACCTGCAAGCATGTACTGCAACCATCTATAAGGTTCTCACTAGATGAGTGTAAAGATTTGCCTAGTACTAACTTTGTGGGGCGTAAGACAGAGCTTACTACTCAGCAAGTAAAAGCATTTAAGGACATGCAGGAAAAGGCTGTCACAATATTTGCAGAGGGAGAAGTAACTGCGCCTAACACTGCGGTCATGTTATCTAAGCTGCTACAGATATGTTGCGGAGTAGTGTACAGCGAGGATGACTCGATTGTCATAGATTGCGATGCGCGGTATAATACACTTACTGAATTATTAGGGGAGATCGGGGGCAAAGTTATTATCTTTGTTCCGCTAAAAGGCGTGCAACGATGGTTGTTAGAGCAGCTACGCAAGAGCGGACATAGCGTTGAGCTTGTTAATGGTGACGTTACTACCAAAGCAAGGAACGAGATATTTAATAACTTTCAGCACACCGACGAGCCGACTATATTATTGGCTCACCCGAAGGTAGCGGCGCATGGTCTGACGTTGACCGCTGCTAAAGATATTATATGGTACGCTCCGATTTACTCACTTGAGCAATACGAGCAAGCCAACGCTAGGATACGAAGACTGACTACAGAAGGTAAAACTTCAGTCTGGCATATCTGGGCAACAAACTTTGAAGCGGAGTTGTATAGAAGACTTCGTGCAAAGCAGAACACGTTAGCTGAATTTTTAGATTTGGTGCGTGGGGTAAACAGTACTAACTGATAAACTTGAGGGATAAGATATGAACTATGAGCAAGCGGCTGACCGCTATCTAAAGTGTCGGCAAGATATAGACGTACTCGATAGAGAGTACAAAGAACGTAAGTCAAAAATCAAGGAGCGAATGGTTACACTTGAGAACTGGTTTACAGTAAAGTCACAGGAAGACGGATTATCGTCAATAAAAACTGAGGCAGGCACAGCCTATTGGTCAACACACCACTCAGCAACTGTAGCGTCACGCGAAGACTTATTTGATTTTTGTAAGAAGAATGAAGCTTGGGATTTATTAGAATCTCGTGCATCTAAAACGGCTGTAAGAAGCTACATCGACGCAGTTGGAGAACCACCACCGGGTGTTAACTTCAGCTCAATTAGTGTGTTCAACTTTCGTAAAAACCAGTAGGAGTAAACTATGAGTAATAACATGAGTGTACCTGCGCACATTGCAGCTAGAATTGCAGAGCGCAACAAGACAAACAAGAATACTTTAGCCAACTCAATCGTGAGTGATTCAGGCCCAAGTATACCAAGGATTAGTATTCGCGCAGGGCGTTTCCGGCTTGTAGAGAGCGGGGTGGAAACAACGGTAGGAACTAACCTCGACGTAATTATTGTCGGCGTTAATCCTAGAGTCAGTAAAGTATTTTATGGCCGTCCGTTTGATGCTTCCGCCGAGAACCAAAGACCTGATTGTTTCTCTAACGATGGGCTTCGTCCAGATGCTCAAATAGAGTCACCCGTAAATGCCTCCTGCGCTAACTGCCCAAACAATGTACTAGGTTCTAAGATTCTGCCTTCCGGCGCTAAGTCGAAGATGTGTGCAGACCAACGGCACCTTGCAGTGGTTCCGGCAGCTGACCCGCAGAAAGTTTATAGCTTGACTGTACCTGTTAGCGCCATGCGTGCATTGCGTGAGTACTTCACTGAGTTGGCTAATTACAACATTGGCCCCGAAGAGGCGATCACCGAGCTTGGCTTTGACGAGCAAGCAAGTTATCCTAGACTAATATTCAAGCAAAAAGGCTACGTACCAGAAAAAGCACTCCCGCTTGTTGATACTCTGCTAGAGTCGGATGATACTAAAGTAGCTACGAGAATGATGGCTCCGGTAGCTAAAGAACCTGCGCTAACTGCCCCTGAGTTTAAGGCTAAAATAGAGCCACCTAAGACAACTCCGGCAGATGATGAAGCCAGTGCGTATGACGAGCCAGAGCCAGTGCAGGTAAGCACTAAGAAAGAGCCACCAAAGGTTGAGCCAGTAAAGCAGTCCGAAGAACTGGAGGCACAACTAGACAGTCTGTTCGACTAGGGAACAAAATATGAGCCTTTCGGGGCTCATTTTCATCTTAGGAGAGGAACGTGAATACGACAGAATTTTTAAAGCGAGTAGTCCCAGATAGGGATTCAATCGTGGTAACACAATATAATCATAAGAAAGATATTTTTTGGAACAGGGAAACATTTTCGTACGATGACTTAGAGACTGCGGCTGCTAACATGCAGCTTTGGGATAAGAACCCAGAAGTAACTATATACTATAGCGTTGGTGCATTTGACGGTAACATTGTCACTGACGAGAACGGCAAGAGTAAGGTAAGGCGCACGCAAGAGTTCGCTACGTTTTTTAAGAGTTTGTGTTTTGATTTAGACTGTGGCGAAGATAAGCCCTACAAGACACAGCGCGACGGAATACTGAAGCTAGTAGAAGTTGTTAAAGAGCTAGACATGCCTAAGCCGCTTATTGTTTCGTCCGGTATTGGGGCGCATGTTTATTGGGTACTAGACTCATGCATTTCTAAGGAGCAGTGGGTTACGGTTTCTGTAGCTCTGAGACTAGCGTTAGCAGAGAAGGGTTTAGAGATTGATAACTCTAAGATACATGACCCCTCAATGGTACTGCGCCCAGTAGGTACGTTTCATAAGAAGACCGAGGACTGGAAAGAAGTTAAGGTACTGCTAGACGATGGTAAGTCGCACGACATAATGCTACTTGCGGGGAAGCTAACTGAGTGGATGGATAAGACCCCACAGCGCCCGGCGAACACCCCACGTAAACGTAGTAATATGTTAGACGCGGTGTTGGGTACAGACGAAGAGAACAACGATTTAGACATAGAAGCTATAGGCCAACATTGCCAACAGGTGAAAGCCATACTAGACAGTGGTGGCGTTACTAACGCGGCAGGTGAACCAGTAGAAGAACCTTTGTGGCGTGCTTCGTTAGGCTTAGCTAAGTTTACTCCAGACCCCGAACTTACTATCATAAAAATAGCAGGGCAACACCCAGACTTCGACCTATCAAAGAATCTAGAAAAGCTAGAGGGTTGGAATGCAACTGGGCCAACTACTTGTGCTACGTTTGAGCAGCTAAGCCCACAGGGTTGCGAGGGTTGCCCGTACAAGGGGAATAAGACTTCACCTGCCCAACTGAGTGGCACGACCACGCAAGTCGTAGTAGAGATACAAAACGGCGAGGAGAAGGAGGTAGAAATATCTGTTCCTGATGGTTATGTAATACGCAACGAACAAATCTACCACGAGATCGTTACTAAAGACGAGGATGGCAATGAGATAAAAGACTGGGAGTTAACTAGTAAGTATCTCATGTATATTAAGTCTATTTTCTTTTGTCCTGAAGATAGAGAAACATCGTTTACTTTGTGTATTAAGAAGCCTATAACTATGTGGGAGCAAAACGATCACATTGCCGCTGTCATATCTGGTGTAGGTAAAGACTTCTCCACGTTCCTAGTCAACAACCAACTGTTTGGGTTCAAATCAATGAACCAACAAGAAAAATTAAGAGGATACCTTATGGACTATTTGCAAATGGTTCAGAGTCAAGTAGCTACTGGTGCAGACTACCGCTCGTTTGGGTGGCAGAAAGATGGCTCTTTTGTAGTAGGAACTAAGATAATAAACCCACCAAACAATGCTGTGGATAGACGTATCGTAGGTAACGCAGAACGATACCGTGACCGCATCGGCATGAACGGCACTCGTGATAAGTTCGTGGATGCTATGACATTGCTTAACGAGCCCGGAACTGAGGTAATACGAGCCTGCGCTTTAATTGCTTGCACAGGCATAATTGCTAAGCAGATGGGTATGGGTTCTAGCATTGTGTCTATCTACTCTACTGATACATCTACTGGTAAAACACTTGCGCTGCTTGCTGTTAATAGTATGTTTGGCGATCCTCGTTCGCTTATAACTGGGCGCAACGACACGATAAATGCTGTGTATGGTATGCGAGGCACGCTTAACAACTTACCAATGACCATCGACGAAATAACGATGGCTGATGATTACCAGATAGCACAGATGGCTTACTCATTCTCTGAGGGGCAGGAGAAAACATCTATGACTCCGGGCCGAGACATACGTAATCCTGCTATCTGGGATGGCCCTACGTTTATGACTACCAACACTTCACTTATGAGCAAGTATGAGATGGTCAAGCAAGAGTCTGAGCCACTGAGGGTACGAACTTTTGAGATGCCGCAAGACGATAAGACCTTTGTGACATTACGTGACGAAGATGGCAGCGTAGCAAGTAAGTTCGCTGACCTACTTATTGACAATCATGGCTTCGCTATTCCCGAATTAGTACAGGCTGTAGTTAGTATGGGTGGCCCAAAGGAAGTTGCTATAAAAGGGCACGCCGATTTCTTTAAGACCTTTGAATTTGAATTTGATCCGCAAGAAAGATTCTATGAGTCTATGATCAAATCCGCTTGGACTATTGGGAAAATAGGAAAGGCTTTAGGGCTGTTCCCTTTTGAGATTAAGGACACTATCTATGCCATGTTAGAGAATGTTAAGAGGCTTAGGAAAAACACAGTAGACGCGAAAGTAGACGCTATAGATGTGATCGGGCAGTTTATGCAGCAATTTAACGACCAAATCATAGAAGTTACGCGTCCGTACGGCCCTGAAGGGAAGAACACAGTACGTGAACCCGCGCCCATGAAAGCTGTGATGCGCTCTGAGTACGTATATGACGCAGATAACCCGATAATGCCGGGGTCTACTCTAGCCATCAACCGTGCCTTGTTTAAGAAGTTTGTCAAAGATAACAATGACGCAGAGGATAGAATCTTGCGGGAGCTTAGTAACATGGGTGCCCTAGTAGACTCTAATCACCGCGTTACTATGTTTAAGAATTGTCGTGGTAGAAACCCCGGTCAGGCTTGGTGTATACTTGTTAACTTGAATCACCCACGATTTATAGATTCATTAGCAGGGGCAGATATGAAGAAACAAAGTTCTGTTTCACTAGCACTTCTTCACGGACTACAGGACGGAACTAATGGGTAGAGACTACAGAAAAGAGTATGACAATTACCAAGGCAAACCTGCCCAGATTAAGAAACGAACTGCACGTAACGCGGCTCGTCGGCAGCTAGCGAAAGAAGGTTTAGTGTCTGTGGGTGATGGTAAAGATGTTGGCCACCGTGTACCCATTGTAAAAGGCGGGAAGAACAACCGGGGCAACCTAGAAGTTCAATCAGTGGCAAGTAACCGATCCTTTAAAAGAACCAAGAAAGCAAAGATGGTATGAGTGTACCCAAGCGTTATAAATTTATAGGGGAAGATAATAGATTCCTAAAGAACGTAAAGTACACGCTATCAGAAGTAGCAAGAACAGCAGACTTGCATGAGAAGACAATAGTGTCTCGTATGCAGTTTAAATGTGACAAAGTAATAACTGATAACGACATACGCCCTACCACTTGCAACTTCTTTGGTGGTAGAAACAGAGCTTCTATACCCATTTCTAAACCAGTAAAACCCCCTGAAAGATTATCTTCAAAATGGCTAAAGAGAAAACTTGTCGTTTCCGATATTTAGAGTAGAATGCGGCCTCATTAACCGGAGACCGCTGCTGTGATTACCTACTACTCTATTATACTTGTGCTTGTATTACTAACTGCCATCGCACAAGAAGACTTATCTGACTAAAGTTAAACCTGATAACCAAGGCGAAGCTGCCGCCTCTTCTGGGGCCTCTTCATCTTTCGGAAAGTAGACTTGTACAAAGCAAGCGCACTCAGGACAATGTAAATTAGATACCATCGAGTACTCTTCACATTCATCCTCTAAGTCATCGTCGCCACCCCAAATTAACTCTGACTTGCAATGCCAACAATTCATTTCCGCCCCACTCTTGGTTTAGGTACTGCTTTTTTGTTCTTGGCAACTCTTGTGCCACGGGTAGGTAACTTAATTCCAGCCTTCATAGGTTTCTTATGCATTACTATTCCTCTAGTTTGTATATTTTATCAAGTTCTTCCCGCAGTTCTTCTTCATACCCAATTATATCTAAGTCAAGGCTTTTCCAGTCTGGGTCTCCACTACGCATCTCATCTCTTTTTGCTTTAGAAATAGCTGCTTGGTAGTCACGAGTAAGTTGGCTGTCTAAGAAGGAGCGAGTAGCCATCTCTTGATCTATATTATAGTCTACAACTTTAAGGCCTAGCACTTGTGCAAACAATAATTTAGATACGTTTACCTGCTGCCCGGCAAAATTAACATCTCCATCAATAGCGGCACTTATTTTTTCAAAGTTACCAGACCTGATAATAGGCGGAGTAAATACGTCATACATAAATTTAGCGTTAGTAGCTGCTTTATCCAGACTGCTATCAGCAACCATGTGTAATGGATCACCAGTGTAAGGATCAACGCCACCAATCAATGCAATTATTGCACTAAGAGCAGGACTAGAAGGTTGCAACCCTTGAGGCCACCAATCCATACCCATAAATCCGTTCTCCGTGGCTAAGGCTTTCGTAGAAGAAGCTAATGGTATGTAGTCACCTAGACGATAATACACAGGATTTTCTTCGTCGCCAATGAAAGGCAACCTTATATGCATACGAGGGCCGATACCAAACATACGCTCATCTAATTTTTCTGGCCCGTTCATCCTAGCTAACTCATCGTCATCTCCGGCTAAAGCGGAAGCAGCCATGTCAATCATAGCGTATGAAGCAAGTAAATTAGCCATAGCCCAAGGCTGAGTAACCGCGATACGTCCTAGCACTGGAGTAATAGCGTAAGTCCAAGATATGAAAGGCATAAATGTCTGCCTAGCTGTCTTAACCGCTTGTGAGTCAATGTCGTAATCCAAGAATGCGTTACGCGCATATCTACCAGACTTCTGTAACATATCTGGTGTAACAACACCGTCGGCGCTATTTGCTTTGGCATCTCCTACATTCTTTAAAAACGCAGCAAGTCTAAATGCGTTATCTTCAGCCGCATATAGCTGCGTAGCTAACTCATCCATGCGTTTTCCACGTTTGGCAAGCCTGCCAATTAAAGAACCTTTGTCTGCCTCCATGTTAATAAATGCCGTAACACGGGTCATTACGCTTTCAGATCCTTCAGGAACAATGTGTTTTTCAATGTTTTGAAACAATGCTTTTTTAATCTCGACACTAGAGTAGTTACCTAACATGGCACCTGACTCTAAGAATGCCCGCATAGCTGCACGTTCCTCAATAGTTAAGTCGCTAGAGTTGTTCTCAAACTTGTACATGAGCTTAGCAGCAGTCAAAACAGTCTTAACAGGAATTTGGTGCATAATGGCTAGAGATACGTTAGACATTACGTTAGTTACGTGGGTGCCGGGGTTATAAATAGTTTTAGCTTTCTTGAACGCACGGAGAGAGGCGTTATAGGCTTCAGCGGAAGTAATAGGCGATCTGTCACTCATGTCTGTCATAGCAATAAACGTAGGCCCATGAACAAGCTTGCCCGATAGATCACCATATAAGTCAGGGCTATCTGGGTACTGCACAAACGTAGCACGAGTACGTAGCGCACCGCGTAGTTTAGAATTGTTAGCTTCGTCTAAGGTCATTGGCCGAGTCATTCCGGGTGCGTTACCCAAACGGGGCCCAAATACTTCATTCACTTCGTCTATCGTGTCAAATACTTGGCCATTTTCTTTACCTAGTATTGCCATACCCCTATAGAAGTTTTTTGATGCGTAGTAACTAGCAATTCCACCCATAGTGTTGCGCATAGCATTAGCTATCTTCCTAGCTTTTACGCCTGTTACACCTTCTTTGTAAGACATGTCAGCTTTAAAACGAAGAACATCGCCGTTGCCATCGTATCTAAAAACTGTATGCTCTACTTTTAACGGGTCAACTGCTAACTTACTACCTGCTTGATCAGTTAATTGCCCATCCTTC